AGAGTTATAGCATTAGGTGCAGATGGCGAAGAGGCTGAAAAACGCAGATTAGAACTTGGTGATAAAGTAGGCAAATCTACACAGGAAGGATTCGATGCTCAAAAAGATACGGCAGCCGGATTACAAGTACTTGAAAGAAATATAAGAACTTCGGCAGATGAGGCACTGGATGCATTTAATCCATTCAACGGTGCATTAAAAGCAGGAACAATTGGACTAGTTGGTCTAACTGCCGCGGCAGTTGCGGCAGGTGCATCATTATTTGGAATGTCAAAGATGGGCGGTGCCGGTGGAATGACGAGCAAGTTATTCGGCAAAGGCGGTATGGTGGGACCAAACCAGCCCTCAACATTAGGTAAAATCTTTAGTCCGCGGAATATGAAAATAGGAGGCGGATTAGTTGCCGGTGGTGTTGCGGCTTATAGTGCATTGTCTGAAGGCGCTGAAAAAAATGATGAGGCCGACGCAAATTATGCCGCAAAAACGGCAGGAAAAGATGGTTCAACTAAAGAAGGAGCCGCGGCTCTATATCGTGCAGAACAAGCATTAAATGCTCAAACAGAAAGAAATAATAATGTTGCTGGCACAAAAGCACTCGGAGGATTAGGCGGCGCGGCTGGTGGAGCCTCATTAGGTGCCACAATCGGTACATTTATTTTACCGGGCATCGGTACTGCTATCGGTGGATTAATTGGTGCAGGTTTAGGTGCTGTAGTAGGATCAGAGTTAGGAGAGGCTGTTGCGTTGGGACTAACTGATCTTCAAATAGAAGCCTTAGATGAACTATCAGAAGAAGACAAATTATTAATGTCTCCTGAAGAAATAGCCCAATGGGAAATAGCACACAAAGATGCACAAGATCAAATTACAATAGGCAGAGAACAGTTACAAGTAGAAAAAGATGCATATAATTCAGCAAAAAGTACAGGATTATATGACAAAGATTGGATTGGTGACAGTGAAGTTAACATAAAAATGTTAGCCGCTGAGATGGATAATGTACGCAATGGTGAAAGAACAGCAGAAAGTTTAAAACTTGAACTTGAAGCAATTCTTAGAGATGATGACCTTAGTGCTACACAACAAAAACAAGTTGAAGGACAATTAGCAAAATTAGTCAACCTAGAAGAAGATGACAAGAAAAGCAAAAGCGAAAAGAAAGACGAAGACAAAGAACAAAGTTTTGCTGAGATGTCAATGGCAGAACTATGGGCCCACTATGATGAAGTAGCAGTCAAAGAACAAGAATTGGCTGATCAAAATCTAGCCGCATTGGATGCCTCATCAAAAGTAGTTGAAGAAATGACAGGATCTGCATCGGGTACAGGTACAGGTACAGTCGGCCCAGACGGCGTTATTGTTACTGACCAAAACCTACATAAGCACATGGAATTAGTAGCGGCTCTTATTGAATCACCTGTAATTAAAGACAAAGCAACTGCTGAAACAAAGCCAATGAATGAGGCGACAAGAGAATTCAAAGACTGGGCCAATTCAGACGAAGGTAAAGCAGAGATTGCTCATAATGAAAAAATTCGTGCTGAGAGAATGGAGTTAATGAACACCTCGGCCGAGGATCAGTTGCTGGCAAAAGAAGGTCAATACCAAGAAGTCTTAGACACTGGTCAGTACAAAGGTAAAGATGCTAGTGAAAGTATGATGGGGCAGGCTAAGCAATACCTTTCAAGTATCGAAGAAACCAAAACTAAAAGAATGGCTATGGAGCAATACGGCCTTACAAATCTTCCTAAAGTTGATATTGAGCCGGAACTTGATGCTGAAGAGGGACAATCTGTAGAGGAGTTTAAACAAAAGCAATTAGCCCAAAACAAAACTGAGCCCGCAGAGATGTCTGAATATGAAAAACAGTCTCTAGCCATGCTAGGACAACAGTCGAAGCTGTTAGGAGATATCAAGTCTACATCAAGCGACTCTGCCGATTCTCAATTAAAAATTGCTACATACTCATCTGTTTAACTAAATACATAGTATAAGAGAGCCTATAATCATATGTCATATAAAAAGTCATTTTTAAATCGAAGCGGAGTATCTAGTCCTATATCTGGAGGCAATAGTAACTCTGGAAGTTGGAACGGTAAAGATAACGCATCGGATGGAGGTTATTCAAACACTGACTTCGGCTACAAAAATTATATGAGTAGACTCCCTGAAGTTTATACAGGGCATCCAAACAGAATAGAAAGATACAATCAGTATGAGATGATGGATGTTGATGCTGAGATTAATGCATGTTTAGATATCATTGCAGAATTTAGCACACAAAAGAACGATCACAACAAGACACCATTTAACTTTGAATTTAGAGAAGATCCTACTCCGCATGAGATGGACTTACTATCTAAGCAGTTACAACAATGGTGTAAGTTAAATGAATTTGATACTCGTATGTTTAAGATGTTCAGAAATGTCATCAAGTACGGAGATCAAATCTTTGTAAGAGATCCAGAGAACTTTAAACTCTACTGGGTTGACATGGTTAAAGTCATTAAAGTTATTGTTAACGAGAGTGAAGGTAAACTTCCTGAACAGTATGTTATTAAAGACTTAAACATTAACTTACAGAACTTAACAGTTGCACAGAAAACAAACACAGATTTTGCCGCTAATCCAACAACAGGATTAGGTGGTACTGGTGGCGGTGGTGGAGCAGGTGGAGGTGGATATACAGTCCCATCTATGCCTTACAACACATCAGGTAGTAGATTTACATTAGGACAAGCAGAATCAGCAATCGATTCTAATCATGTTGTTCATTTGTCACTAACAGAAGGCTTAGATCGTTTCTGGCCTTTCGGACAGTCAATCTTAGAGAATGTCTTTAAAGTATACAAGCAGAAAGAACTGTTAGAAGATGCTATTCTAATCTATCGTGTACAACGTGCACCAGAACGTAGAATGTTTAAGATTGATGTTGGTAACATGCCAAGTCACTTAGCAATGGCATTCGTAGACAGAATTAAAAACGAGATACATCAAAGACGTATTCCGAGTATACATGGTGGACAGTCTGTAGTTGATGCTACATACAATCCTCTATCAATGAACGAAGATTACTTCTTCCCAGTTACAGCAGAAGGTAGAGGGTCATCTATCGAAGTTCTACCAGGTGGACAGAACTTAGGTGAGATTGACGATCTTAAGTACTTTAATAACAGACTAGCAAGAGGACTACGTGTACCTAGTTCATACTTACCCACAGGCCCTGATGACAATACAACACCTCTGAACGACGGACGTGTTGGTACAGCAATGATACAAGAGTTTAGATTCAATCAGTACTGTGAAAGACTACAGAACTATGTTTGTCAGAAACTAGACGTAGAATTTAAACTATTTTTACGTTGGAGAGGATTTAATATTGACACACAAATGTTCGATATTACTTTCAATCCCCCACAAAACTTTGCCGCTTATCGTCAAAGCGAACTAGATACTGCAAGAGTAACTACATTTAGCGGAATGGAAGCATTCCCTTATATCTCTAAACGATTTGCGTTAGAAAGATTCTTAGGCTTAACTGAAGAAGAAATCAATAAAAATGAGCAGATGTGGGGAGAAGAGAATACTGAAGCACAAGATTCAGATCCAGAAGGTTCTGACCTTAGAAACATCGGAGTATCAACAGGAGACTTTGATGCTGATGTAGAAACTAACGATGAAATCGAAGACATGGACAACTTAGATGACTTCGGAGATATGGACGTTGCAGGTCCAGTAGGCGGACAAGCATCAACAGCCGCAGGCTCTGTCGAAGGTGCTGGTGAAGTCGGCCCTGTATCTTAATAAAAGATAAATAATAATATGAAACTAACTGAAATGTTTGACGCCGAAGTACCCGGGTTCCAAGATGTCGGAGATGACAATTCTAAACCAGTATGGAGAACTTCCAGAAAGACTAAACTTACATTAAGTCAAATCAGAAAATTACGTAAAATGATAGATGTAAGAAATTATGAAAAGGCAAAACATCTTACTAAAGTTAGACAACAGTATGGTGCAAAGCCAGAAGAAGGCGCAGGCCCAACTATCTAAAATCGGTAAAAATACTTCTTTTTACACAAAATTAATCAAAAACGTAAAAAAGTAGCACTTAAATAGCACTTTCTAATGATAGAGATAAATATCTCTACAAAGCCATAACTTATTATATCAGGAGAAAATGGAAATGGAAAATAAGAAATTTGAACAATTAATAGACCTCATTATTAATGAAGACGAAGAACAGGCGAAAGAACTGTTCCACGATATCGTAGTTGCGAAATCAAAAGAAATCTATGAATCAATCATGGAAGATGAAATCAAAGACGCAGATGACCTTGAAGAAGGCATGGGCGGTCAAGTTGGTGATCTTGCAGACGAGATTCAAGCAGAGCAATCAGGCATAGCCGAAGATGATGAAGATGAAATCGACATCGACTCTGAAGAAGTATTTGACATCGAAGGTGATGACGAAGTAGACGCAACATTAGGTATCGAAGCCAACTCATCAGAAGAAGTAGAAGATGCAGTTGTAAGAATTGAAGACAAACTTGACATGTTACTTGACGAGTTTGAAGCTATCATGGCTGACGAAGACGAATTAAAAGGCCGTGATGACGAAATGGATGCTGATATGCATGACATCGAAGATGAAATGGCAGACGGCGAAGAAGTAGACGTTGACGTAAATGTTGACGATGAAGAACTAGTTGCAGAAGCAATCACATTGCAAAAAATTACAGCAAAAATGGGGGACGATGGTTCACAAACTAGAAGCCCAGTAGATGCTAACTCGGGTCAAAAAGGAATGGATGCACATCCAGTAGACTTTGACAAAGGTAATGCAGGAGAACAAGGACGTCCAGCTCCTAAAGCTAAAGACGTTGATGGTTCTTCTAGCTTCCAGAATCAGCCGGGCAAGAACGCAAAAGCACAAAGTGCCGCTCCTAAGCCCGTGACAGCACAGGCTTCAGGTGTAAACACTAAGTCTGTAATAGATTAAGGAACTGATACAATGGCTTTGTATCTAAAAGAACACTTAACGTTCGACCGAGCAGAAATGATGGTCGAATCGGTGAAAGAAGGTGATTCCGAACTGAAGACTCTTTATATGAAGGGCATCTTCATTCAGGGAGGGGTAAAAAACGCAAACGAACGTGTTTACCCCGTCTCTGAGATTGGAAATGCTGTAGACACCCTCAACACACAAATACAAGAAGGTAATTCTGTATTAGGTGAAGTTGACCATCCCGATGACTTAAAAATCAACTTAGATCGTGTATCACACATGATCACTAAGATGTGGATGGACGGGCCAAATGGCTACGGCAAATTAAAGATTTTACCAACTCCGATGGGTCAGTTAGTTCAGACCATGTTAGAGTCAGGGGTAAAACTTGGAGTATCTAGTAGAGGTAGCGGAAACGTTAACGATATGGATGGCCAAGTAAGTGATTTTGAAATAATCACTGTAGATATTGTTGCACAACCAAGTGCTCCTAATGCTTATCCTAAAGCAATATACGAGGGCCTCATGAATATGAAGCACGGACATAAAGTTTTAGAAGTAGCAAGAGAAGCGAGAGGCAACAAGCAAGTAGAACGGTATTTGAAAGACGAGATTTCTCGTTTAATCAAAGACTTAAAGATAGACTTAAAATAGAGGGGAAAACAGCATGTTAGATGCTATCAAACCATTAATTGATTCAGGACTTATTAATGAAGACGTTGCAGGTGAACTAGAAAGCACTTGGAATACTAAGTTAAATGAGGCCAAAGATCAAGTTCGTGGTGAACTCAGAAATGAATTCGCACAAAGATACGAACATGACAGAAGTGTGATGGTTGAAGCCCTGGATAAGATGATTACAGATTCTCTAAGTGAGGAAATTAAAGAATTCCACGAAGAGAAAACTGCGATTAACGAAGATCGTGTAAAAGCGAAAATGAAACTTAAAGAAAGTGCAAAGAAATTTAATAACTTCATGGTAACTAAGTTAGCAGAAGAAATTAAAGAACTACGTGCAGACCGCAAGATTCAGTTGGAAAACCAAGATAAACTTCAGAAGTTTATTGTTCATGCATTGGCTAAAGAGATCAAAGAATTTGCTCAGGATAGACAAGCAGTGGTAGAACAACGTGTCAAGTTAGTAGCAGAAGGACGCTCAAAATTAACAGCATTGAAAGAGAAATTTATCTCTGAAAGTGCCGCAAGATTGAGTAAATCTGTCGCATCTCATCTCAAAGGTGAATTATCACAACTTAAAGAAGATATTCAAATTGCTAGGGAGAATAACTTCGGCCGTAAGATATTTGAAACATTCGCAGGTGAATTCAGCACAACTTATCTAAATGATAAGGCTGAAACACGTAAGATCGTTTCTGTATTAAATGGAAAAGAAAAAGAACTAGCAGAATCAAAAGTCAGACTTGCGAAAGCAGTTCAGATAATTGAATCTAAAAACCGTGAAGTAAACATTATCAAAGAATCAACTCAACGTGGAAAGACTTTAGACAATTTAGTGTCATCTTTAAACAAAGAGAAATCTTTAGTAATGCGATCTTTATTAGAAAGTGTTCAGACGCCAAAGCTGAAGAACGCATTTGATAAGTACTTACCAGCAGTATTGAATGAAGGAAGTGAAAAGAAATCTGAAAAGAAATCTCTAACTGAATCTGTTTCAACTGCACGAACTGGTAATAAATCTGCCAAGAAAGAACAAGTTAGGGAAGATGACAATGTTATCGATCTTAAGCGCCTGGCAGGGCTTTAATATAAACTAGACAAAGATTTAGGAGAAAATAATCATGTCACAAGTACTCTTAGAAAGCCGTTGGGACGAAACGAAAGACGCCCTACTTGAAGGCTTAAAAGGCACACGCCGCTCAACAATGGGTGTGGTCCTAGAAAACACTCGCAAAGGTCTCTTAAATGAGAATGCTACCGCTGGTAGTACCTCTGCAGGAAATATAGCAACACTTAACCGTGTAATCTTACCAGTAATCAGAAGGGTTATGCCTACTGTTATTGCTAACGAACTAGTCGGCGTTCAGCCAATGACTGGTCCTGTTGGACAGATTCACACA